CGGAGGTAGGAACTACGCCACTCATCGAACTCCTCTTGGATAAGGGTTGCATACAAACCAGCAGAAGGGGATTGTGCCGCTAAACGTGCAAACTCTTTAACTAAGTCTTTTGTTTCCATGCTCTCCTCATCTTCACTCCAGTATGCGTAGGTGTCTTTCATTGCGTTAATGTCTTCTTGTGAAATCAAGATTAACTCCTTCCAATAAAGATTGTGTGATCCCCACCTGTAGTACCTTTAGGCCAGAAGTACCAGCAGAAATTATCAGTGCTTGTGTGTTTACTGTCCTTGAACCACTTAAGCCTACCTACACTTATAACCCTGCTGCACTTCTTCATATATGGACTAAAGTACTTATTGTGCATATAATCTGCTGGAAGTAAAAGCCAAGTGGGTTTCAACGAGATAAAATGGTCAAGCATAGGCAGTAGAACATCACGAGAAAAAGGCGGGTTGGTAATAATCAAGTCACAGCCAGATAATTCCTCTGGGGTCAAATCCATTGCATCCTTGACTTTACCGCACCCACGATCCTCTACATCTGACTCCCACTTACAGGTAACTACATCAACGAGAAGGTCAGTAAGATCACCAGTACCACAGCAAGGTTCCGCATAAGACTTACCACGGATGAAATCCACAAACCTAGTGGGTATAGCATTAGGGTCCGTAGTTGGATAATAGTCTTTAGGGACTTTGTTGTAGTCACTTCGCTTTCCCATTAAGCACTCCTTGCTGGTCGCAGGTTAGTCTGAGTAACTGTCTTGTCCATAGTCTTAAGGCGCGACCAAGAACCACAATCGTTGCACACATAACGCTGATAGCTAATTCCAGACTTAGTACGATAAGTACCTCTACGCTGTAGGTGGTGTCCCCCACAATTAGGGCAACTGTCTTCACCATTTCCTACGTTAGGGTGGCTGTCCATGTAGGGCAACATGCGTAGATACAAAGCCTCTAGCGACAAAATATCTTGTACGTTGTATTCCTTCATCTCTTGCCATGCTTCGTCGTTCTGCTTTAAGCACTGAACCCAAAGGTCGAACCCTGCAAACTTCTTGTGGTCGCCCTTAAGAGGAAGTCCCATTTCTACGCAGAGGTTAGCCAAAGTGTTACTCGTGAAGGCAAACTTCTTACGTGCTACCAACAATGTATCTACAATGGCATAGGGACTTGGGGGAGTATATCCGTGGACAATACCACGCCCAAGTACTTTAGGTAGGTCAAAGCGTTTACCATTGTGGGCGACAACAACATCAGCTTGGTCCAGAAGGTCGTAAAGTTCTCCCACAAGTTTCTTGTCGTCGTTATGGCGGTTGTCAACATAGATGATCTCATCATCATGGAGCCACTTAGCAGCAAAAGACATAATGTAAGACTTTTCAACAAATTGGTTGTCCCCTACGTTTTGTTTCCACTTGCCCCAGACGTAAGCCAGATTAGGGCTTGTCTCAATGTCAAAGATTAAGGTTTTACTGGTCAAATTAAAACTCCACTACTTTACTTAGGTCAACCTCTAAGGGCTGAATGTTGGTGTCGAAGTATCCCTTAACTTCCCTAGCCTCCTCTAAAGATGGGAACCAGTAGTTAGCGGTAAAGACTTTTCCATTCTCCTCAATCTTACAAACAAGCATCGCCTGACACTCAGGGTGGACACCGTTACCCCAAAGTTCTTCTTCTGGGAAATCCTCTCGGACATAAGGCCCATCAATAATACCCCAGATAACAGTCTTTGGTTTCTCAGGTTCTGGACCTTTGAGTAGACTTCTTAGCCACTTAATCATTCTTCAAGCCACTCCTTTGGTATGTACTTGTCTGCCCACAAGAAACCATGTTTATCACACCAGTCTGCGTAGGTAGTCTTAGACTTCTTGTTCAACTTGTTCCTACTATTACTGAAGACAAACCTAATGTCAAGCGTATGTTGATCTTTGATCAAAAGGTGTTTTGCCCTATCACTAGAAGTAAACCTACCCTTAGCCTCAATGATAATACCATTTGGTAACTCGAAGTCTGGTGTGTAGGTTGAAGGCTTTCGTTGATACTTTATACGAGACTGCTCGTACTCATACGCATAACCTCCGTCCTCTAGTTGTTTAGCAATACGAAACTCTAGTCCACTGCGGAAGTCCTCTCTCTTCATTCTGGTGGCTCCCACATTTGACCATCATAACGACGAAGCCAAGCTAACCTAGCGTTCTCTAACGGCCTTTCCTCTCCCTCATAGGCTTTGACGCAAACATCCCACATATCCTTTTCTGTGGTGCAACCCTCAAGCATTTTCTTAGCTTTAACAGGACCAATCCTATATAGACCAATGATGTTGTCTGCCACATCACCCGAAAGAATTTGAGAGTAGAAGAACTTAAGCCCTTCAAACTCGTCCACCTTCTTCCACTCATCCTTCAGAAAGTTGTACTGCCAACAAGGAACCTGATGAAAGTCTTTATCAACACTAACAATGATAGTGTCTTCACCTAATTCTGTCGCCCTGATAGATATTCTGTCGTCCGCTTCCTCTCCCTCTGCAAGTGTAGCGCCGTAGTTAATCACCAGATAGTCACGACAAAACCCTAGATGGATAGGTTTCTCACGATCTGAACGATTGCCCTTATACGGAACGGTTTTAGCAATGTCATGCCTGAAGTTATTCTTACCAGTCAAAAAGACCTCGTATGAGCTAGAGTGAATGAAATCACAGGTTTTTTCTAATATACCCCCCATGAGTTCATCCACCTTTCTAGCTGCACTATCCGAAAAATCTTTCTGGCAAGAGTAAGCTGCACGATAGGCTATAACATCACCGTCGATCAGTACCTTGCCACCCTTCATTAGAACGGGTACTCACTAGAGGTAGACTCACCATCGTCCTTAAAAGCCTCTAGATTGTTGACATAATTGTACCCATCAATACGAAGGAACACACAGAGGTTGTTCAACAGGTCAGGTAGAAACCCATCTGTGAAAAAGACGAACTCACGAACTTCGTCGTAACCATCGCCATCTTTTGTAGCCTCTGATCGGATTGTGTATTTCGGCATTAACCAACCTCCGCCCACTGTTCTACTTCAGGTACAGCAGACTCGTATTCAACGAGTTCAAGCACCCCAATGTTCATTAGACGGACACCAGAGCCATTGCCATAGACCTCAAACTGCACACGAGCAAGCGTACCATTACCAAGCGGACCTTCATCCTCAAAAGACCAACGGCTCTTGTTCTCAACACCAGCACGAAGGTCAACTATATTAGGTGCTCCACCAAAGTCCCGTGTGAACTCTTCACCGTTCTTCTTGGTAAACGTCTTAACATCGTTATGCTTGCGCTTCAGCTTCATGAACTTACCAACGCCATAAGAAGGGTTGCCTTCGATGATGCGAGGGTTTCCTAGAACCTCTTCCTGAAGCCCGTCTCCAATTAGTTTATAAATGTCATCTTCAGAGGTGAAGTACGCATTAACGATGTACTGACCGCCGTTCTTTGCTAGTTGTCGCACATGAGCCTGTGGGCTATTCTCGTCACCCATATCCATGTTCTCAGGGAAGACTTTTGCCCATTCAAGAATCATGTTCATATCGTAAATTGCCATAGTCGGGTTTTCCTTTTACTGTCGAAGGTATATACTATTACACACCTAGATTTGACTTTTGGTACCACTAAAGAGTAGGTTTATTAGACTTTAGTGTATTTCTGCGTAAGTGTTGCCAAATTGCACATCTATGCCAAGTTTGACGTTAAGGCTGACCTCTTTGTTAGTCTCTTGGATAGCTTCTTGCATCTTTTCTTCAGTCCAACTTTCTTTTCCCTCCTCTACTAGAACAATAACTTCATCGTGAAACTGCCCGATACTCTTTAAGCCCTTAGAACGACAATGACGGACCCATGTATCAAAGCAGAATACTCCGGTACCTTGGTTAAGGGTACTAAAACGATCCTTGTCAGAACGCAGGGAGTACCAGAACCTAGACACAGGGTTTTGGACCCACATATAACCCCTACGCTCTTTCACACGAAGACCTTCTGAAACCTTCTGTACTGACCAGTTACGCGACCAAAAGGCATCTAGCAGGGCTTGTGCATCTGGCTTTGACATACCCGTCTCACGGGCCAGTTTAGTGGCTCCTACGCCATATGTAGCACTGTAGTTCACTACCTTGTAGTTCTTACGAAGAGCCTTGAGCGATTGTTCACCTGAATTGTGCTTGTCGATGTCCTCCTGAGTGATAACTCCTGCGTGTTTAGCCAAGTCCAAGTGTGGGTCAAAACCATCCTGTGACATTTCTGCAACATACTTAGGGTCAAGTGGCTTCATGTAGTGTCGTTTGGTTGTATCCTCTAGAGATGTCATATCTGAACCACACAAAGTATAACCTTCCGGTGATGTCAGTACACCCCTTATTTCTTTTCCGTAGGGTCTATCAACTGAAGGCAGGTTGACCAATGGCTTGGCGTGACGAAAGCGGAGGGTGTTAGTGAACCCTGCAATAGTTGCTTGCACGTATCCATCGACCTCTGCTTCAACCATTGACTTGAGAACACCAATACGATGAGTAAGAACGCTAAGACCGTCCAGAAGATCAAGCGCTGGCTCTCTCTCGATAAGCTCTTTGACTGAGGGGCAGAGTTCCCCTTCTCTGCGAATTTGTGGTACACTTTTCTCTTCTCCAGTTCGATTGTTACGAACAAACTTATGGGTCTTTGGTACCCAGCCTAGCTTATACAACCACGACTTAACTTGCTCGTTAGAGTTAGGGTTCCCCTGTGTCCGACTGTGGACGACCTCGATGTAAGGAACATCTGGATACTTGTTATATTGAGCGCAGTAGTCATACCACTTGTCTGCAGCAACTGTAGTGGTCCCGTCGATCTTGTACATCTTTTCTGGTCGTGTGACAGTCTTGTACTTTACAACAGGTGGCATGACCTTTGCTAATTGCCGTGTCTTTTCTTCCTTTAGCTCCTCCCACTCTTGTAGGTACTGCTTTGCCTTATCAACATCCAGTTTCCACCGAAGGGCTTCCTGCTCTGCTGCACAGTCTAACTTGAACGACAAGTAATCTATCATATGCTCCATGTCGTCTTCGTTGTCGTAAATCTCCCGCATCTTAATCATGAGGTCACGGTAGAGACGGGAGTTGATCTTAACATCCTCGTCACAGCGGTGTGCATACTCTTCTGGAGTAAGGTTTTCCCAATCAGTGATCTTAGGTTTAGGTACACCGTAGTCTATACCGTAGCCCTCTAGACCATGCTTTGGTCGGTCGTGGTTAAGGTACCAAGACAAGGCTAGTGTGTCGATAAGACGGGCCTTTACCTTGACACCGAGAACCTTTTCCACCGCTGGGATGTCAAACCTAATGATGTTATGACCAACAAGGGTGTCAGTATTAGAGAAGAAGTCCTTCATGACATTGTAGTCATGTGTATGATGAACCTCGTTGTCGTCACCCATCCACGACAGAACATGAATCTTGGTACTGACTAAACCGTCTGTTTCAATGTCGAATACTGTCATACTATCTCCCGCAGAGTGAACGTATCGTAGTTAAACTTCATCTTACCCGCTGGACCTTCTTGGGAACATGGGCGGTTCTTTTCGACCTTGATGTAGGTCGTGTTCTTCTCTTCTACAGTATCCGCTTCCTTGTCTCTGTTAAGGTCAATGATAACAGAAGCCCGTTGACCAATCATCTTACAGTACTTAGGGTCGCCATTCTCATTGGTGTGAGCAATGGTAACAATACCTACGTTAAGATCAGCAGCCATCTTAGAGAGACGGACTGACAAGTCTGCAAGCTGTTGTTCCTTACTTTCGTCGGTGCTACCTGTGACGACATCTTGGATAGGTTCAAAGAACACAAACTTACAATCACAAGCCTGACTAAAGAACCTGATCTGGTCACACAATTCGTCTGCACCTTGACCATCTTGAAGGTAGAACTGGTACAGGTTGTTGTCTTTAGTCAAAGCCTCAATAGCACCAATAACTTGTTCTTCTGCACCCTTCTCGTCAATCAAGTCCCTGCGGGTCAAGTTGTCATTCAACTCATACGACACCAAACCAAGCAAGGAACGTAACTTTGTCTCTTCCAAGTGCCAAGTTGCAATAGGTACACCTTTCTTCAGCATGTTGAACTCAAGGTAACGCATGATCTCAGTCTTACCAATACCAGTTGGTGCCTTGATGACAGTGAAGTGACCCTGCATAAGCCCCAAGATTTTAGCATCCAGTTCATTGATACCAGTCTCTACATACTGATAGTCTGGAGTGTCTCGGTAAAGAGCGATAAAATCCTCAGTAGTGTTTAGAACATTGTCAGGCGTGTACTTCTTAGCGTTCATCCAAGCATTCTTGAACTCAGACTTTGCACCAGCGACAAGAAAGTCATTAGCATCCTTATAGACACCGTGAGAAACCCGATATACCTTGTTAGGGAACATCTTTGCGATCTTGTCTGCGATAGC